TTTACAAACGTTACTGCTCCAGAACCGTCTGTTTCCATAATTTGATTTGCAGAACCGTCTGATGTTGGTAGTGTGTAGGCTCCATTAACATTTACAGTTCCTGTTGTTTGAACACCAGTGTTAATTGTATGAAGTTTTTGAGAACCTGCATAAAATAAGTTAGCTGAACTTGTCCCTGTCGAAATAATATTTTGACTAGAATTATTAACTAGTAAAGTATCTGAACCTTTTAAAACTATCGCACCAGTTCCTGAAGAATTGTCTATGTAACTATTACTTCCATTATGGTAAATTTTTAAATCATTGCCAGTTCCTAATTGTATTTTTTCATCATCAGCAAAATTAGTATTATCACTTGCGTCTTTAAATACAGCTTTGCCTGCAGGATATGTACAAAATACATCTTTTGTTCCAGCAGTAAAATTAACTGCAGAATCACTATTAGAACTAGATAAAACTGTTGTACGCGCTAAAGTGTCCGGTGTTGCGTCTGTAATAGTTCCTATCCCTACTTCCCACTCATTTGCACTTTGGTGTGCAATAGCGTAGTAGGTAGTATTAGTACTCCCTATTCCAGCTACAAAACCTTCAAACCCTGAAACAGCGCCTGCTAAGTTTATAGTGCCTGTGCCTGTACTTGTTGACGTCTCTTTGACGCGATCGTTTAATACTAATGCCATGTTACTCCTATGCTAATCTTAATATAGCGTTAGATGCGTCAGCTGTTGGGAATTGAATTGTAAAAGTTCCACTTGTACAAGTTTTGTCCCCACCGAAATTCAACACACATACAGATTTATTACTCTCTGAACTGTTATAGATCAAAGCGCCGTAAGCTGTAATAGTTGCTGAAGTCCAAGACGTATCTGCGAAATCACATACCGCAGTTGTTCCATCTGCTACTGGTGTAACACTTGTTAAAGTATTTCCACCTGCTGAATAGCCAGTTCCGGATACTTCGTTAGTTGCTGTACCATCCCCATAAGTAGCTGTTCCAGCAGCTAAAGATGATGAGTTTGTGTACAAAGCAATTTTAAAAGTATCACCACTGGAAGCAGTAAAGTTATGCGTTCCTTGTAACACCTGAGTTTTAAAACTTGTTGTTACTAATGATGATGATATTGCCATTTTATTGTCCTCCTTCTATTGGTCCTGATGGACCAGGTTTACTATAGCCTGGTAAAAATGATGGACGTGGCATTCTAATAACCCCACTTTGATGTTCATCACGTCTTCCGCGACCCATTTGTTGCGCAGCGACTTCTTGTAAAGCCATTTCATACGATTGAGTGTAAATTTGCAGCATTTCTGCTGAACCTTTCAAATATTTGAAAGCTTCGACAAGGCAACCATACAACATAAGTGCAGGTGCGTTATCACCAAGCCAAGTATTACTATTTGTAGAAGTTAATCTATCAGGTAATTTAATTAACCCTACTTCTACATAATTAGCAGCAGCTGGCGTTGGAACTACATATATAGTATTATAATCCCATTGTGAATAATATTTTGGTGTTCCTGTGGAATCTCTATCTGGCCAATATTCGTTCATAAATGTCACATCTCTTTGTTCTAAATATGTTCTATCGCCAGTGCCAGAAGCTGGATAAATCATAACACTTCTTATAACAGAAAACTGAGTAGGAATTGTTTCATCCCCACCAGGTAAAGTTATAAAACCATTTCCTGCTGTAAAGTTAGAATATTGATAAGATCTAAAAACAGGTAAATCTAAATCTCTTAATATTTTATTTTCGGTATGTTCTATAAAATCATTAACAATAGTATCAGTTAAAACATCACTAGATGTTTCAGTGTAATCTCTTATTTGTTGTACTAATTCAGTATAAGTTGTCATGCACTCACCGTAGTTGGTCCAATAAATACCACATTTCCTCCTCCAGCTCCCGTAGCAGAAGGAGTTGAAGTAATTGTTATATTAATAAAATCGTCACTGACACTAGTTGGAGTAAATCCTGAAGCTGCTGTTAACTCTGATGGCAATACACCAAAACTTTTAGTTCCAGTTACCCCCATTCCTTGAAATTGTGTAGTAGAGCCTTCAGTACCACTGTTAGCTGCATCCCAAAACATAATTGTATCAGAAGTTGTATAGGTATTACCTGGGTTAAAAATAGAAACACTTTTGCTCCCAGCTGTAAATCTAAATGGATTTGGCGGAAGCAATTGAGTAGTTACTGGTGCTATTCTTGCTGGACGTGGATGTTCTAACGCTTGGGGATCTGGAGAATGTTCATGAGGCATCAATTGAGGTGCTTTAGGTTCATACTCACTTGTATGTACCCGCATACCATTCCATTCTTCTACCATTTCATTGTAGGGGAATTGTAATCCACTACGATCTGAAATAGCTATTGCATATTTTCCTTTAGCGTAAGCCATCTATTATATTACCATTTACTATCGTTCGGTCCAACCCAATGATATTTACCACCTTTTTTGGCAGCACCCATTCCTTGAGCCGTTCCACTAATAGTTCCCTTAGCAATTTTAATCTCTTGTCCACCTAGTTCTCTATTAGTTCCTGTTGGTGCATTTCCTTTATCAGTTGCTGCTCCAACATTTTTAATAATGGAAGGTGTACTTATTTGACCTCTACCATAATGACCTATTTTTTTAGTAGATGCATCACGAGTATTAGTTGTTTGTTTATTCCATTGTGGGTTACTCATTAGTCCTCCTTTTTACATTCACAGTTTCCACAAGTACATTGTCCGCCACAGCATGATGCGCCGTTGCTACAATGACATTCATGGTCACAATGTTTACATATTGGCATATTTACCTCCTATGGTATATACGCTTGCGCCGGTTTAACTCTAAACGAGACTCTTTCTCGGTTAGCATCAGCGGTTCTGTCAAATTCTTCATCGTATACCGCTTTTAGCCCTGGTGTTAACATCGGGGCTCTTTTTAAAGAAATATAATAAGCTAATCCTGAAACTAAACAAGGAAGAAAATAGAAAGGTACATCTGCATTATTTGAATATGCACCTGCATCCATTATTCTATTTATGTAAAAATATTTCATTATGTAAGCTTTATCCGGATTTGGATAAACAAATAATGTCATATCATGTTCTGGTCTACCAGAATTACTTCCACTAGCTGTGGTTACTTGACCATTAATTAAACAATATTGTGTAGGTCTAGCATCACCTGTATCAGTTTCTCTCTTTCTACTTAAATTCATATATTCTGTTCTGGAAATTTTAGTGATTGCTACGTCTGTAGTATTTTGATTACCATCTAAATTTGCAGTTGCATTAGCTGTTGTTGTTATTGTTGCGTCAATAATATCTACAACTTTTTGATCAATAGAATAATAATTAGTTCCTGCTACCATAGAAGTAGTTGCATAATCAATGGTCCATAAATTTAAACCACGATTAGCCCAATCAGAAAACATTAGATTTAATGATCTTCTAGCAGTTTTTAAATCATAACCACTTCTTACTTCAAGACCACATCTTTCAAATGCTTCTTCTATTATTTCTTCTATTGAGAGGTTAAATGTTCTCGTACCTGAATAAGCCATTTAACCCCCTATGAGATAGCGTCGTATTCTTTTATAAACTCAATAACTATAGAAGCGCTATCACCATTGGTTACAGAAGAAAAATTAATATTTACATCCCCTGAATAGTTTGTAGCTTTTGTATTTTGTAAAGTTCCAATAGAGCCAAAATCCATATCGTCAGATGTATTACATACCCATGCAATTGGATTTGTTCCACTGTTGTCCCATTCTAATAAAAGTGGTTTAGTAGGGCTAGAAACACTAGAACTCCACCATAATCTATTTATGTTGATATAAGTACATGCTGTTCCATCAGCTCTTGCGTTAAGTGCAGATGCATCAACTTTAAAAGTTTCAGCTGTAGTTGCAGCTATTGTAGCTGTAAACGAGTAGATAGCTTTTCTATCTCCGTCAAATAATTTTTTTGTATATTGTGCCATTTAATTCCCCTTGTACAAGGATGGGGACATTACTCCCCACCCACGGTTATATTATTTTACCAAGTATCTCCTGAAGCAAGGTTTTTGCCTTGCATAAAGTCAATCTTAATCCATGCTTGACCAGCTGTAGATAATGCTCCAGTTGGAGTATAAGTCAATACTGCTTGTACATCTGAGTTATAAGAAACTCCGTCTGAACCAGTCTCTGAT